CCAAACTTGATCTTATCCCCCAGAACACTTCCGAGACTATCCTTAAGCCGACCACCCCACAGGAGGTTCATCTTCAGGATGTTCAACTCCTTTGGTGGATAACGTACCCAATCTCTTTCATCCCAACCGTTACAATCGATGACCTTGCTATTAATAACAAGGTACCTCCGGTGTAAATAGTTCTTTCCAACCGAAGGCTTCAGACCAGCAGAACTAACCGCTTTCACCCAGTTCTGGTACTCTCCAGGAGGCATGGGACTGATAATATCATCCCCATTAATCAGGAGAGCGCCATCATTAAGTGAAATAACCCGTGAGTACGCTCTTTCAAGTACTGCACGTGTTATGGCCGCATTGATGAAGCTAAGTATCGGAAAGGATACAGGTGAGCCCATTAACTGGCCCCACCTTTGGAGGTGTATCTCACAATCTACTCCCCTAAGTCGATTCCTAAATTTCTCGAGGAAAGACTTAGAGAAGCAGCCACTCCCGTCCACCTCTGCGGGTATCGCCATGCCCTGGTCAACCAAAAATTGCCAGAACTCAGCGAAATCCTCATAGGTTGTACGTTCGTGGGAGCTTTCCTTCCAACTCCTATACTCCATCAATCCCCTATCATCGATCATATGACGAGTCAGACATCCCAACAGGTTGATTTGATCCTCAAAAGGGATCCTCCACAACAGCCCAATTTCCGAGATAGCAACCTCGCATAACCAGGCGTGAAGCATATCTGTCGCGCTTTCGTAGTCCCCAGACATCAAGAGAGAATAGATTTTCGTCTCTCTGGCCCAGGCCAACAGGGGTTCTATGTCCTGTTGAACATCCAAGGGTCTACCAGTTAAGGCAAAACACCTTGCGAGTTGGAGTAGTCCCCATAGGAAAGGCTGATAGTTTTGTGCCCGTTGATACGGGACGGCCTCACCTTTGGAGATTATCCTAACTTTGAAAGGCTCCAAGATAGCTTCCCTTCTAACTAGAACTCCACTCGACCTAACTCCTTCGAGAGAAGGTCTCATCAGTTCAACCTGTTCTTCCTCGTCTAACACACCATACACCGGTTCTGGTACGCACCACCTTCGCTTCACTTCAACAAAACCGAGCAAAACTCGGAATGGCTGAAGCAAAACCCTAGGTCTCATCCGATCTAGAAGGTACTGGAGGGCTCCACCTTTACTCCTCGAGTTTTCGTAACAAGCAGCCTGTGAGGGAATCTTCAGGTGGTAGGGATTGGCATTCCAACCCCTCTCATCTGTCGTTTTCCAAACACGCCTTCTTGTGTCC